CAGAGTATAACTAGAAGTATTAGTAGGACTCAAATCAACATCATCAACTGCTATAACACTACCTTGACCAGTTAAAGTTCTGGATGTAGAATTAGTAACTGACCAAGACAATTTGGATGTTTCGCCTCTCTTAATGGCAGTAGGATTAAAATTTAAAGTAATACCTGGTGTGGGATATGTACAAGTTCCATCATCAACATCTGCATTTGGATTATAGTTTGTGGCAAGAGAGTCTGTACATCCAGGAACAGGTGGAGGAGGAGGAGGAGGAAGAAATCCAATCCAATCTATAGCAATACCCCAAGGTCCACCACCACTATTAATAGATGTAGCACTAAGAGTATATGTACCAGGACCATAATAATTTTGGGTAGTGACTGTACTTTGTCCCCCATAACCACCCATTGCCATTTCATAGATGCCATTAATATAAATCGCTCCACTATCATCTACATTGGCATAGAATTTTTGTCTGCCATAATTTGAGAAGGTAATAGTCCAAGAAAATGTTCTATTGGTGCCCTCACCAGAACCACCAGGATCCCTGCCCCCAATATTATAATTGTTCATGAAATCAGACCATGGTGGTTCAAAATATTGACCAGTATACCCTTGATTATTGGGAGATCTGCTTGTGAAACTAGAATCTTGAGTCATTTTTAGAACTTAATAATATATTCTACAAGAATAAATGGAGTGACCAAATCATTTAGTTTTACTTGATCTGAAACATCTACATCAATTGTTGCGGCAACACTAGACATGTCAATTTCTTGCTGAGGATGTGAATATGTAAAATTTGAATTATAACTGTTTGGAGTTGTAATGTTATGTTTATGCTTTGATACTATCTCCCATTTTCTACTAAACCCAAACTGATGACCAGCTCCACTATTTGCTATTTTCTGTGCATAATCTTTACCACCAAAGAAAGATGTCGCATGATTATCACTATGATTTAAATACGCAGTATTAGTAGTATTATGTGCATGTCCCTGGAAGTTATCGATATTCAATGTAGTTTCTGAAGTTTCGCGTTCTACATTATATATTGGATTACCAAGCATATTAACAGTTCCACTTTGTGCAAGTTGCATATTTCCATTATATTGTGCTGTGATCGTATTTCCAAAATTAGATGTTACTTCAATTTGAGGACCAACTCTGTTTGAAACTACATTGGATGCACCTCCTGTATCAACAAAATCATTATTATACAAACCAGTTCCTCTACCACCAATAATAACTTTAGATCCTAAATCTGGTAATTGAAATTGCCCCAAGTCATTGATACTAGGATCCGCTGCTCTAATATTAGCACCATCTCTAGCAAATCTAGTTTCTTCACCAACTCCTAAAATTTGTGCAAGATTATAATAATCCTTAGCATTTAAAATACTTCCATCACATCTAAGATATCCAGCAGGAATTTGTGCTTTAAATTGTGAAGATGTTGGACTATTAGTGGATCCTAAACTAGGAGAAGAATGCACTAAAATTTGTCCTGTACACCCTCCATATCTTGCTCTCTCGTTTGTATAATTTGCCATTTTAGTATGCCCTAATGATGTATACGCAAGTTAATGTTGGTTGTGCTGTATTCATATTAATTTGTAAAGAACCAGCGTTGCTAGCATTATCAAGAGTAGCATTAGGAACATTCAAAGAAGAATTCAATCTAGGTTGAGGTTTCAAACTATTTTGATCAAAAACGACCTGAAATGGGTCATGTACGTGTGCCTGTATAGTGTCATCTAAGAAATCGGATCCTTCATTACTCACAAACGTTCCATATGCACCCGATGATAGTGAATCGGGATAAAAATTTCTAAACCCATCAGGAATAGTAAAAACTTCACCAAAAAGACCATATGGAATCTGATCATCTTGTGAAAGAAGAGGTCTTCCCGAAGCTGGTGTTGATGGTAATGGTTGCCATTCTCCCCATACTGCAAGCGGACTATCTGACAGGAAACCAGCTGACAAGTTAATTGGAGGATTTTCTGAATTAATTCTAGCAACCATCCTTCCAGGAGATCCCCCTCCAAAACCACTATATCCTTGTGAAACAACTTCAGCTAAAGAACCATTATCAACTAATTCTGTATCTTCTTTATACCATTCTAAACCAATTCTAACGGCATCAACACTATCACCAACAAGGTCTAAAATATCATTAGTCGCATCATATGCTGCATAATTAACGGTCATTGTTATATTATCATATGGTATAACACCTAGACCGGGACGGTATGATGTAGGACTTCCAATAGTTTCATATGTTCCGGGGTGTTGATGATTTCTGATATGTTGATGTCCTAGTTTTCGTCCTCCAATAAAAATTGTTCTTTCTCCCTGTCCAGGAACTGCTACATTTCCACTAATTGCTCCAACGTAATCATTTCTATCATTAAGTGTAAAAACAACATCTGTAGTTACATCGTTAAAAACAGTATTAATACCATTATCTGTATTTTCACCAATAAATGGTTCAATTAATGGTCTAGCACCAGTATCAGTATCAATAACATTTCCCGTTCCGCCAGCACCAGCTGGTGCAAAATATGATCCTTCGATATCAACTAAAGCTCTTCCACCAAGAAGATCAGGAAGTTTAAATTCTCCACTATAATTTGGAAATCCCCCTCCCAAATTTGAAGTTCCCGCATTGTAAGTATCACCAATTGCTTGTACAAGCAAAGGATAATCTCTTGCGTCTGGTTGACTTCCATCGCAAATAATCCACCCATCCGGAATTCCGGATAGAGGACCACTCCAAGGGATGATGCTGCCTATAACGGCAGCTTTCATCTGCCTAACTGATTGATAGAAACTCATTTGCTTATACGTCCATTAAATACCAACCCTTGCGGGTAGGTGATGCTCCAGGTCCACCATCAGCTGATGTAGTTCCCGCATAAACTAATCCAAACGAAGCACGAGGTGTCTGAACAACCAATTCGCCTGCATCATAATTAGCAAGTTCACTAGGCGAAATTCCAGTTAACATTGCGGTGCCAGTATTAGAGGTTTCTCCCTGAATACCGTTGCCATTATCTGCTCTAACAACCATTGATATGTTATAAGTTAATGCCCCACCTATATCTATAATACGAACCATATCGCCCATCAAAGGATCGGGTGGAAGTTTAACAAGTGTATTTCCAGTGCAATCAATAAAGTAATTGACATTTGCATCACACTTAACTACACTGCTAGCAGTATAAACCCACTTACGACCACCAGTTTGTGAGAAGTAATCACTAATACCAGCAACAGTGACAGCACCATCATTTGCAACATCAAAAATTGTAGTTCCATTGTCGTTAACTGTTAGATCACCACCATTAACTGTTAGATCACCACCAACTATAACAGGACCACCAAATTCAGATGTTCCAGTTCCTAGAGCACTTAACTTACCATAGGTAGTGAAGTCTCCAGAAGAGTTATTAAATATCAGTCTTGGTTCAGATAGATCTGCAACACCTGTAATATCAGTGCCATAGAACTCCAGATCTCCTGTACTATAGATGCTTCCCGTTGCTGTATCAACTTGGAAAGTAACAGCTTCAACAACACCATCTCTACCACCATTTGAAAGAGTTAAGAACTCTGTATTACCTTGAGGAGTCAACTTAAATAGTTGACTATCAGAGTAAGGTGGTGTGGCAGCAAGATTACCCTTGACTGCAGCAAAAGTAGATCCTCTAAGTGTGATCGTATTATTTGTGGTTAAAGATCCTTGGGTAATAGTATTACCAGTACCAGAATCAACAGTGAACTTATTAAATCCAACTCCAGCAAAAATATCACCGAAGATGTAAGTATCACCAGTTGTAGATTCAACTTTAAATACATCAGCAGCAGGATTGCCACCATCATTAACAATCAAAGATTGTGGTGATGTAGAGATCAATTCAACAATCGATACAAATTCTGAACTTGATAATCTGATATAATCAAGTAGAGAAATTGTTCCACCAAATTCAGCAACACCAATATTAACATCACCAGTAGCAGCGCCAATACCAGTTAATGGATCATCTAGTTCGCCATTATCATCAAGATCAGAACCTGTAATATAAGAAGCATTTCCTTGCTTAGTAAACTTAGCAATAACACAACCGTCTGGGTGGTCTGTATATGTTCCAGTACCTTCAGTACCTCTACTAACAATTAATCGATATCCGTTAGGATCAGATGGATTAGCAATGTTTGCAATACCAATAATACGAAGAATTTCACTTTTTGCTTCGTCTCTCAATCCAGTAATGACATTAGCACCAGTACCGATTGAATCAGGAGATGCCGTATTTGCTCTATCAAGGAAGAGAAGATCACCAACTTGGAAATCTCCAACAACAGGTTGAGAAATTGGCAAATAATAACTCGTGCCAGCAGAATTGGTTCCATTAACCTGGACCGTGAGGTCTCCACCACCACCGCCACCTAATTGAGCATCGGTAATAGTTAGAATTTCATTATCAGCATATCCTTCACCAGGACTCTCAATACTAAGATCAATAGTATAGTCAAATCTGACAATAATTGTAAATGTAGAACCAGATCCAGCACCAGAAGTAGTTGTAGTAAGGAAAGAATATGTTCCAGGTGTTCTGCTATTAGCACCATTATTAACTAAGTTATCAACAGAAGCAATCTGACCACCAGCAACCAAGAATGATGTTGAACCCCATTGAGATACACCAGCGGTATCGATAACTTTTCCAGTTGTCTCATACTTATAGAAGTCAATGTTTGGATTTTCGACACCACCAATTAAGTGCGGAACTATGGTAGTTCCAAACTTACCTCTACCAACTTTAATAATACCAGCATTTAGACCACCGTCTAGTCTGATGTTACCCTCGACAATTGTAGAAGCAAGAACGTTCAGGGTGTTTCTGATGAATGTAGTACCACCAGTAGAACCTAATGTAAACGTAGTTGCGTTCGTTGCAAGGTTGACAGTGTTAGTCTGATCTCCATCGAAGAGATTAACAACTCTTGTTTGAGCGTATAGTCTAGCTTCGCTAGTTCCTGCACCCCATCCAGTACCAATCTCAAGGTTTCCAGCAACACCAGTGTAGAATGTGCCAATCTTAGTATAAGATTTAGTATCTGCTTGAGTTCTCCATGCACCACCAAGTGTAATCTTACACTCAGATGTAGAATTGTTGCTTACAGTAGCAATATCAACAGTTGCATCATCAGTATTCCTGTGAATTTTAAGAACACCAGTTTGAGTTGCCTCACCAACTAGAATTGTCTGTTTAGTGGTAGAGTTACCAATTGCAATGCTTTGATCAACCGTTTGGTTGTTCATAAAGTTCAGAATCTGACCATCACCGGCAAAATTCAGAATCTGTGCATTAGAATTAATAAAATTGAATGCATTGTTAGTGGTAGTAATATCTCCACCATTAACTTCAATATCTGCTTGGAAGTTAGCGTCATCCGAGAATCTAGAATCACCAACAACAACGAAGTTTCTATCCAGATTCTTAAATGGGTTAACAGTATCATTAACAGCAGTATTAATACCAAGTCTACCACCATTAGTGGTCATGACTCTCAACGTTGAGTTATCACTTGGATTTGCACTATCACCACCAACCAAGAATGCATTATCCTGATCAGTCTCTACATGAATAATACTAGTTTCAGTCAAGTAAGATAAGATCTTCTTGCCGCTAATAAATGTATTACCAACAACATCTAAGTTTGCTCTTGGTTCAGTTTCATTGGTTATAAATGCATTTTGTGATGCAGCATGATCCGAGCGAGCAATGGTATTAATACCTAACTTATAATCGCCAATAGTTTCAGTTTCCGTTCTAAGTGTCTCAGCACCAATAACACCCTGTTCTTTCCAAGAAGAATTAGAGAAGTCAACACTAGGATTAGTTCCTGCAGGAGCAGAACTTAGAACACCACCAGCACCATTCCAACTTAATGTTTCAATGGTAATGTTGTCATTAACTTGGAAGTGAACGTAGTTATTTGCAGGGTCAAATGCATCACCATTAGGACTGAATACTGTCCAAACATTAGTCAGTCTAGAATCAATATAATCATTAAGTCTAATTTGTGATCCAGAAGTAATGCCAATAGCAGAGTTTGCAACATTAACACCATTCTGATCTTTGAATATCAACTTAACTACGTTAGTTCCATCAAAATTAATCGTAAAGATGTTGTTGTTGGGAATCTGAGTGAAGTAGTTGGAGAAGATCCAACCAAGTGAACCTGACTTACCAATTTCTTTTCCTTTGAAAAGAACATCGCCTGCTTTAGCAGCAACACCACCAAAATCAACAAATTGATTAGTGATTAGTCTATTTCCATTTTGAGCAACTAAATTGCTGTTATTTGGAGAGATGTTAGAAGGGACGCCGTTAGTGATATGAGTCTTAAACTCATATGCCTGACCTTTTCCTCTTGCATTAAATCCAAATACAGCGGCTTGAATTCTATTCTTACTAATTCTAATATCACCAAGTGTTAGTGGAGCAAAGTTAGTTCTATCAAGAGACTCATCTTGCCCATCACCAGTTACAGGATCAACAGAAGATACATTAGAACGAATAACAAGTGCATCTCTAACTTCAGTTAGGTCATCATC